CTATAGCTCCAAATATTTTTAATTCTTTTGTTTGAGCAAATCTACCCACGGTGTCACCACCAACTAAATCATATCCACTTATTTTGTTTACATCAGCAGCATTTTCCAATACAGACTTACTGTGGAATATTATTTCGTTTTTATTTGTATCTTGTGCAGGGAATTTATAAGCTACAGTATACACTCTTTTGTCTACATCAGCTAAAACTTTACCACCAACACCAATAGTTATATTATTGTCACTAACATCTTTATCTTGATGTGTTATAACATAATAGCTTTCAGGATCATTGTCCTCTACTGTTATTTTAAAGCTAGGCTGTTCGTTAAAGTTATAACCTGTAGCTAAATCTATAGTAACAGTAGCTACTGTGTTTTGTGTAGTGTAGTTAGCTTGATAACCCAGTTGATTACCACTTGGATTTGCTGTTTCGTTGCTTCCTGAACTAGCATAACTAACTGTTTGTGTTATGTTGCCGTCACTTTGATCTATTATAGCTAAGTTTTCTAACTTGTATTTATTTAAAACCCCATCACCTGTTACAGCTAAATTAATAGCTAAGTTACTAGACGGCATGTTAACACCATCTGTAAAGTTTACCGTAGCAATTACATTTAAACCACTTTGTGCAAAACTAACACTATCAACGTTAGCGCCAGTAGAGCTTACGCTTAAATCACTAGCCGTTAATGTAGAACCTGTGTCAGGTGTTATTAGTATTGTTACACTAGAATTAGTGCTATGTATTTCTGTACCAACTTCAACGTCGAACGTAGCTCCTGGGTTTGTTGTATTAGCTATACCAGTTAAATTAACTGTAACTGTTTTATCACTAAGAGCTAGATCACCAGATATAGCTGTTAATTGACCTATACCTTGTACGTTAAATTCTTTTGAATCTAAATTCTCTAACGTTGTAGCTTCACCTTTAATGTGATTATAAAACCTACCTTCTTTTTTCTTGAACTCTTTTATAAAACCTTGTTGAGTGTCCGTGTGTATATGATCACAGTACCAACCCTTAGTATTAGTAGAGGTAGCATTGTCATAATCATTTGTATAAACTCTTGATAAGGATCCACCATAGTTTAATGTTTTAAAACCTTTAATAGTTTCTGGCATTTCATTTATTAAAAGAGTAACAGATGATTCATACTGTACTCCATAGAAATTATTTCTAATATCATTTTCATGTACAAATAATTCGCCTGTTTTAAAAGAATAGTATTTGTTGTTTAAAGACAAAGCACCCTCAGGTACAAAAGATTTAAAACTAGGGAAACCTTTTACTTTTTCATCAAAAGAAACTGTTTGACCATCTAAAGTTAAATTGTATAAACCTTTACTGCCATCGTAACTACCTAGTATTAATGTTGAACCTGGTAAAGTATCTTTAAAGAAATCTTCCATACCAGCATCTGATATAGCCGTTAAACCATCTCTTGACAATCTAATAACAGCGCCTCTTGATTTATCTGTAAAATAACACCTATAAGCATATGAAGCAAAAGACTCTGGGTTTTTTGATATACCGTATTCACCTATAAAAGGTACTGCTTGCCCTAAAACTTTATTAGTAGCTGTTAATTGTGGGTTGCCGTTTGCTTCAAATATTGCGTCTTTATTAGCTAAAACTTTTAAACACTTATCTTCGCACAGTACTATTAAGTCTGTATTTCTAGCGTGTAACTTTTGTATACCACCATAATGAGGATTTAAGTCTTTAGTTATAGCTTCACCTTGTATAAATTGATTAAGCCTATTAATACCACTAGTTGAATTAAATATACCTGAGTATATTAAACCATTCTTTCTTCTTTCTTCTTTATAAGGTTCGTCTAAAACAGCAGAAACCTTAACACCTTTACCTATGCGCGGTGCGTTATAATCGTCGTTTATTCTATCAGACTCAACGCCATTGCCAAACGAATAACAATTTTTAAAGTCTAAAACATGTGCTGAACCATGTTGTGATATTGGTCTAGACAAACCAGTTTCGTAATAAATATCTAACTCAGCTGATTCCTTAGGTTCTGTTTCCCAAATTGCTGGATTACTAGATGTTAAAACTTCTACATCAGCACTAACAACATTTTGCATTATTTGTATTTCACTAATATAATTAGTTGGATTACCGCTAGTTGGATATCTAAAAGGATCAGTATAACCATCAGTACTGTCTTTCTTTTTAAACTCTAAGTTGTATTGTCTTCTTTTTGCTGATTGATGTCTTTTTCCAGATGTTCTTCTATATCTATACCTTCTATCTTCTTGTGCGTTTTTAGTTATTTCATATATTGGACTTAACGCATCAGATTGACTACCTTTAAATCTAAAAAGAGTACCTTGTAGTTCTATTAATTTTAAAAAGTTATTTATAGTGTTTGATTTATCAAATGATGTTGATCTACTTTTTGGTGATCCGCAAAAATAAAACGTCATTTTCTTTTGACCAAGCTTTGGATGGCCATTATTTGCTTGTGTAACCCATCTACTTTGTCTTCTATCTGCTGTATCAAACCAAGAAGCCTCTTGTTTATCAGAGCCAGCACCCGTGTTTTGTGCGTTACCAAAAATAGTTCTAGATTCTATTATACCAAATTGCTCATCTTCTTCTGGAAAAGAAGCTATAATATTAGTATCAAAATTACTATCTCTATTTATTTTTACAAAAAATCTACCGTAAAACTCAGCTTTTCTTTCAAATTTTTCTTCAAATAATACAATTTCAAAGCTATCACCAGCGGATATACTAGAAACCATAGTATCACCAGCTTTAATAGGTTCTTCTAAAGTTACTTTATATATATGTTCTTTTTGATCATTTGATCCTGTATCGTCTGTATCACCAGTTGGACCACCACTAACAACCTTGTATTTATCTGATTTAACACCACCATTAGCAATTTGTATAACAGCGTCTGATGAAAAACCTTCACCAAAGCTAGGATTAGTTTGAGGATTTGGACCTCTAAACTCAAACGACACACTACCTATTTGAGGTATACCTGAAGTTCTAGCTTCTACATCACCAGTTGCTATGGCTCTTTCTTTTAACTTTAAAAAATCAGGTGCATCGTTAGATATATCTAGTATTTTATATCTAGATTTTGTTGCAACAAAATCATCAGAGTCATGTTTTTTCTTTAATATTAAATAAGTTTCTTCATCTACTTTGTTTCTTTCAGATGAAGGAAAGCTTAACCAAACATTACCATCTTCAGCTAGATAATATCTATCCATAGCTAAATTGTAATATTCATTAGAAGTTTCTTTTATGTAGTATTTAAAATGCGTAGCCCAGTCTGGTGGTTGATTACTTAAACTAACATTTATGCTATTTACTGTTTTAGCGTAATCTTTACTTGTTTGCTTAGAAGCGTTTGCACTAGTAAAAACAGGTGATTGTCTGTTGTATTTATCTAAATAAACAACACCAACTTGATAAGTTCTAAGTGATTTTATTGATAACTGAGGTTCTTTAACCGTTGTAATAGCAGCTTGTGAAATGCTCATGCTGATATTCGGTAAGTTAAAATCAGGTATATCGTAGTTTTGTAAGTAGTTAGCGTATATAAGTCTATTTGCTGTAACCTCTTGAGCGGTAGCTTTTCTTGGAACGTTGTCCCAAGGGCGAAGTGTTTGATTAGACTCTACAACTTTACTTATTATTTCTGACTCTAACTTATACTCTGTTGGAAAAGTGCCATCAGAAGCGTACTTAAGCGTGTCTACGACATATACATTACTATTGTTTGTCTCTTTATATAGTATATCAACCTCTTCTACGTCAATAGGTCTTGATTCTGTTATGTTTATTGATAATTGTCTTAAGTTGTTTATCATACCATCGTTATAACCGTTGGTAGATAAATATTCAAAAGTGTCAGGTAAGAAAGCTAATTCGCTAAAAGGTGAAAACGTAGAATATTCACCAGAGTAATATTTCCATCTATAAGCAAAGCTTACAAATTTCTTTTCAAAAAGCACACCCTCTTCACTTAGTATAGCTTCCCATGTTAATGGTACATAAGGTATTTCAACTGGTATACTTTGTATTGTACAATTAAAAACGTTAGATGCACTTATACTATTTATTAATAGTTTTATTTCAAGATTTTCTTGTTGTCCTAATTCTTCATATATAGACGTACAAGTTATTATATCACCTGCTTGCCAATTTGGTAGTGGTGAAAAAGTTAAGTTTAAAACAGTCCCAGCGTCTTTAGCAACACCTTCTGTATCTGTGAAAGTTGTATTAACAGCATTACTTATAACAACTGTAGATGTACCTGTACCAATACCACCTCTTGTAGAAGAGCTCATTACTAGTGTTGGTTTACCCATCGGCGCTTGTTTAGCTACAGTTATATGTTCTTCTGTAAAACTAGAAGAAGAAGCTAGATCTGAAGAAGCTATTATTTGACCAGTGTATTTAGTGTGTGTTGTAAAATCAGAACTACAACCAGATTTAAAAACACTTATATCTATTTTTTTAGGTTCTTTTTCACCATCCGTCCACATTAACATACCATCTAGAACGTTTATACCTGTTATGTATGTACTTGCTTTAAAATCAAGTATGTTATTTGTATCTACCAACACCGGTGATATTACACCGCTAGCGTCATCATACTCGGCTATGCAATCGGCTTCGTCAGCTTTTATAAACCAGTATATTCTATCGTGCTCGTTATTTAGTTTAGTACCAACACAAATAGCGTTAGTTAAACCAAAGCTATCTGTATTCCAATTATCAGTTATAACTTTTTTATTCGAGTCATACACTTTACCTAATATTTGCGTTGTACCTTTAATGTTTTGAACACTACCAACATTGCTACCTTCAGATGTAGAAATCTCAATGTTAAGAGCGTCTCTGTACTCTCCATTAGGTACTAATCTTTCGTCCAGGTCTTTATTCATTTTACCTAAACGGAAGTGATGTTTAATATCTGGCATATGTGTTAGTGTTTTATTTGCTTAGATTTATTTCTTAATACTTGAGAAATTTCTTCAGCTTTTATATTACTTAATCTTATTTTTGCTTTTCTTATAGCGGCAAACTTTTCTTTTTTAAATCTTGCTACTAAATACTCAGGAACTAATGTTCTAGCCGCTAACATAGCGTGTATCATGTATTTGTATATTGCATCTTCAGCAAATTTATGTACAACTGAATCTCCATCAACAGCTAATCCATCACTTATATATTTTAGTGTTATTATTTTATCATTTAAATCAGAGCTAAAATGTATAAAACCTTTAGCGTGATCTATGTAATATACGCCATTTGCTTGCGCGTAAGAAGGTGTTAAACCATATCTTCTACCTTGTGCTAAAGTAGCGTCGTATTGATCATCATCTCTAGGGTTGTCTGAAGTATTTGAAGAGCTTGTTAATTTAAATTGTTTCCAAGTTTCTGATTCAAATGATTGTAATATTTCACCACCGTCTGTAAAAACATATTCAAAATCATCGCTTTGAAGTATCGCGGTTGGGTTACCTGTTTTATAAGCAGGATATATTATTCTTTCAATACCAGAGCTATCTCTCCAGCTTACCTTAACGTAATTAACATAATCGTGAGGTAACTTCATTTTAAGAGATGGTGGTATTTCTATTTCTTGTGATTTTTCACATCTTAATGTATCGTAGTTTAACTCTTGAATACCTCTTTGAGCGTGAAACATTACATCTGTTCTTCTTGCTTTTGGCAAAAGCTTGTCTTCACCTACATATGTTATTATGAAATTTTGAACAATATCTTTTAACGTTATATGCTCGTAATTACCTAAACTCTCCTCTAGTGATCTTTGTTTAACTATTACAACCGCACCAACAGCAGGATTAGCACTAGACACAAATGTAACTCTACCATTAGAGCTGTTATATGAATATAAACTTTCGTTTAATTGATCTCCGTTAATAAATACATCAAAATCACCTTCAACTGTTGGTAAAGGGCTAAACGTTAATGTAACATAACTGTTTGAGTTTATAGTAGAATCTACCGTAAACTGAATTGCGTTGTTGTAATATTGCTGTTGTGTTCCTGTGAATAAAGGCATGTTCTGTTATTTTTCTTGTTGGACGTTTTGTGCTTCTTCTTGAGCGGCTATTGGATAAAGCTGAGGATCTTTTATCGTTATACCAGCTAGTTCTAATATCTTTATAACTAATTCAGACTCTTCAGACTCATGTAGCTCAAAATCTACAGCAAGTGTAGCGTTGTAAAGAGCTTCATCTAAAACAGTAGTATAAGCCCATTGTACTTTAATTGGCTTAGCTATATAGTTACACACAACTGTGTCACTTGCACCTATTGTTGTTGGATAAATTTGTATTAATCTTTTTCTATTTACAGCTGTTGATCCTGAGTTTCTAACATAAACAGGATATGTTGTTGTTGGGTTTGTTAATGGGGATGCTAATATGTGATGTATTTCGTTTTGATTTATTTTGTCAATTTCAACATAACTACCACATTTATTAGTATATAATTCTCCCATACGATAATGATCTGGTAAAGTACCTACACCACCGTCTGCCATAACTACGGCTGCTCTGTATTTTTCAAATATATCTATTTTTTCTTGAATAATATCTACCATGTCTGCATGAACCGAATCATTGCCAGGCATTTTTAAAAATTGATCCAAGTCATAAAAGTATTGTTCGAATATATCTAATTGAGCTTGATTAGCAAACAAGTTAAACTCTTGAGGTGTTATATAACCTCTTTGTTCTTTGTTAGCTATTGCTAAAACTCTTTGATAAACTGTATCTACACTAACTGCCATATTTATTTTTTTTATAGTAAGTAACCACCTCACAGAGATGGTTACCTCTATAAGTGATTGTTATTTTAATCTTTTTTCTAAATTACTAAAGACTTCTAAACCTTCATCTGTTTGGAACCACGCAGCTAATGCTGAATATGGGTGCTCATCAAATGGCACTGTCATTAGTTTTCTGCCGTTGCTAGCCCAAGTAAACTGTCTATTATCAGGCGACAATTTAATCAAGTTCGCTTCCGCTGCTTTAATACCAAAGTTTCTTAGCTGTACATTTTCATCTTGTGCTAAGCTTATAAATAAAGCTGGATTTCTTTTAGCAAATAAAAGTAAATCTCTTTTTAGTTCTTTGGATGTCATTTTTGTGACTTTACTTCCAAGCTCTACTCTTAATATACCTTCAGCTATATCTAAATCTAAATCTTTAGCTATAGTTAAAGCTTCTATTTCAAGCTCCATGTAATCTAAGTCATCACTTGCTATCTCAACCTCGTTATGTTCTTGATATATAACATTTTTAAGAGGGTGATAAATTGAAAGCATTTTTTGTAAAGATTGCTCTCTTGCAGGTACTGATAAAGCACCATCTCTAAAAACTATACGACCTAAAGTGGCCATACCTTTTTGTTCATCTACCAATGGTGATGGTTGATTAGTAGCGTATCTTAATTCTTTTTGAAAACCCGCTTCTGTATCGAACCATAATAATGGTTTTCTTCTAGTATGTTTACTAGGCAAAGAAAAAACTAATGGTTGTTCCTTTGTTGTTAGATAGTAAATTCTATCTTTTATTTCCCATTGTGTACCTACTGGTACTCCAACGGCTTGTTTTACTTGTGACATAATATAATATAATTAAAAAGTTTATAAAAAAAATAAAAGGGTTGGGTGCCGAAGCACCCTTACCTTTTAAGTACTATTGATTATCCTTGGATACCATCAGTAGATTTTAACAATACAAAGTTGTTAGCTGCTTGAACACATAAACATCTCTCAGATAAGAAATGTACGTTCATTGCATCTTCGTCGCTTGTATAGTTACCTCCAACTGAACCAGTGATCCATGATTTCATTCTTCTATCGTCAGCTTCAGAAGCTCTGTATCTAACGTGTAAGAATGGTCTTTGGATGTTTTTACCCATAATCTGATCGTAAACTGTTGAAGTTCCAGCAGGAACGATAACACCTTCAATATCAGCTACAAGTCCTCTAGTAGTTGAATCATTTAAGTATTTCCAGTCAGTTTTGTAGAAGTCATAAGAACCTCTTCTGAAACCAGAGAAACCTAAATTTAACGCCATTTCCTCAGAGTTGTTGAATACTCCGTAAGAAGTACCACCAGATCCGTAAGAATTTTGAGCAGCAAGCATGTTGTCAATAGATAGAGACGTAGCTCTGTCTAAGAACATCATGTTTTCTTCAATTGATCCTTGCTTGTCAAGCTCTTGTAAGATGCTATCAAATTCAGCAAGCCCAACGTGAACTCCACCGGAGATACCGTCATCAAAATCAGCGTTGTTGTATACTAATCCTCTTGAGCTAATAGCAGCAAAAAGACCTTCAGATCCAGAAATACCTGAAGCAGAGATAGCAGAAGAAGATGCTTTTTTCTCAGCTTCAATCATAGCCATTTCTAATTGATCTTCAAATCTAATTCTTGCTTCGTGCTCAGATTTTAAGTACCATAAGTATCCAGAAGTACCAGCTTCAGTAGCAACTTCAACCCACCCAATTTGAGCAGTGTCAGATCCATTTACACTGTACTTGTCTCTTAGAATAATTGGTTTATTCGAGAAAGAAGTAAATGTTGCATCTTTTTTGTTACCAGCGTTGCTTGATCCTTTTGCATATTCTGAACCATAAACAAATACTTTTACAGCAGTCACAGCATCAGCGCCGATACCTGAAATATCAGCAGCAGTGTAAGGTTGTGCAGTTATAGTAGTTGTACTAGGTACAGCAGATACGTAACATTTTAACGTTACACCACCTTTGCTAACGATGATAGTATCACCGACGCTTAGTAAGTGAGCAGCAGAAAATGTTAGTAAGTTTGCAGAAACGTCAGTACCTACGACATCGTCGTAAGCTACGTGGATTCTACCTTGTTCAGACCATACGACCTCGTCAGAAGCCATAGGCATTTCAGCACCGACCATAGATAAGAAACCAGAAATAGTTCTGTTTCCGTATCTTTCAACTTCTTTTTCATAAACTTCCGGTAGGAATTGTTTTGTGAAATTAAAGTCGTTGCCAGCGATTGATAAATAATTTGAACCAAATAAAGTTTTATTCGGTCTCGGCGTTAAGTGCGATAACTCCGCGCCTGTTCCAGCTAATGCCATAATTTTTAATTTTTAAATTGTTAATGTTATTTTCTAATCTTAATCTTAAAATCAGAAACTGTATCACCAGGAACAGCTTTTACAGACCAACCAGAAGTAGGTATCACATTTGACTGTGCTTCCCTAGGATCCATGTTGATATTTTTAGACTTAGCTATACTATCCTTGATAGCATCTGCTTTGCCCTGTTCGTAAAAGTGTTTCGCTACAGCGTCAGGATTATTAGCAGTAAATAAAGATTTATGATAACCCGTAGCATCCTTCATATTTTCATTTTTATCAAGAAACTTCTTAATAAAATTGTTAATATCGCTTTGGTCATTTTTAACCTTGTCACTATCTTTTACATTAAACCTAAACTTTTTTTCACCAATATTATATTCAAAACCTTTGAATTTATCGTTAAAAACCTCGTTGGTTTTATTTAAAAAGTTGGTTTGTTGTTCCTGAACTACCTTTTGTGTAGTTTCTGCTTCTTGATTGTAACGGTTGAAAAAATCAATTGCTTTCTTTTGCTCAGGCGCTAACCTGCTTCCAGCTTTAATTTCTTCGTAATATTTAGACTTTAGCCCGTCTAAGTGGCTTTTAGCACTGGCAACTTGCTCTTTTAGTGCTAGTTTTTTTCTTTTAATATCTCTTTCCTCATCAATTTCTTCGTCATATTCAAAATTGTCTTCCATTAAAAAACCAATTTCATCATCATTTAAATGAGGTTTTGTTTGCTTGTAGTATTCCTTAAGTAAAGATTTATCATCTTTTTTAGAGTAATCTTGATTTAATCTAACATACTCTTCTAAGCTTCCGCCAGTTTCATTCATAAAGTCCACGACTTTTTGTATGTTTTCTGGTAATGGTTCAGATGTGTCTTGAGCTTCTTGTACAGCTTCTTCTACTTGTTCTTGTAGCTCCTCTGTTTGCTCTTCAACTTCTTCATTTGTAATCTCTTCAACTACTGAAGTTTGCTCTTCTTCTTTAACCTCTTGCTCAACAACAGGTGTATCTTTTACCTCTGTTTCTTCTACAGGAGTAACTTCTTCTTTTTTTGAAAGATCAACCTTAATAGCATCGTTGTCTTCATTTTGATTGACTAATTGCTTTGGTCTTTTAGGTTTTTCTTTCATTTTCATATCTCCACCCTCTTTTACAGGAGCTTCGATTTTAGCATCAGTTATAGTTTCACTATCTTTGATTGCTGCTTGTTCTTGTGCAACTGGTTGAATTTCTTCTACAACCTCTTGCGGCTTTTCTTTTTCTGCCATAATATAATATTATAAAATTAAACGATTATTATCTTGGGTCAAAACTACCTAGATTACCTAGGTTACCTAAACTATCATTACCCATTGATTCAAACTTTTTAGGTGATTTATTGTTATTTCTTTGATCTATTAGCTCAGATTGTTGACTAGCTTGTATTCTAGTTCTTTCATCTTTACGATCTTCTTTATTTGTTTCTTTTTGTTTACCTATGTTAAGCTCCATGTTTTTAAGTCTCATATTAATCATAAACTCATGATTCATAAGATCTTTCTTGATTATAGCCTCTTGTTGCATTTTCTTTTGATCTAGCATCATTTTGGCTTCTTCAAGTTGCATAGTGCTTTGCATTAAAGCTTGGTTTTTTTGTACCTCAGCTTCTGCAGCTATCTTTTGAGCTTGTGCATTAGCGTTTGCTTGAGTTTCTATATTTTTTTGTTGTAGCAACTCGTCTCTTTCTCTTTTCTTTTTTCTTCTTACTTTTAGTAATTGATTAGCAAGCTTGACATTTTTAATATTTCTTAAATCAATAGCATCTTCAAGATCTATCATTTGCTGACCTAAAGCAACTTGTATATTGTTTTCAAGTAATGATTTTTCTTCTTCATCAGGAGATACGTCTAAAAATATACCAAAATCATATAGATGTAAACTAGCTATATCTTCTAACGTACCAACATTATGACCACCTATTTTTTGTATAAATGCTTCTTTTGTTGGAGAGTATTCTAATATATCAGATATTCTTAATGATATTGATTCAGCTAATTCAGCTGTAAGATATAAACCAGAGTTCAATATATGTCTAGTAGCGGTGTTACTATTAGCAGCAGCTAGTTTTTGAACACCAACTAAAGCTCTAGAATCAGGAGTACTACCATCTCTAGCTTCGTTTAAGCCGGTTGTATCTCTAATCATCTGCATGTAATAGTTGTAATTCTGTATTAACACAGGTATTTTACCACCACCATTACCACTTGTTATTTCTTGAATAGGTATTTTACCAGGATTCATATCTCCTTCTGACGTAAACGATCTACCTATTACGGAACCAGTTTGAAAAAACATATTCAATGCTTCTTGTGGATTATAATTAGTTCCGTTACCTAAATCTATTTCAGCTAAACCGTCAGCGTCTAGATAAATACCATCTGGCACCATTCTTGATAATACTTGTTGTATTTTTAAATGAGTTAATTGAATCATGTCAGCAAAACCAGTTATACGCTTTACTAAAGACTCAATTTTACCTTTATACATTCTAGGAGCCACTAAATTATAATTCATTTTAACCTTAGTGTAATCACTTTTAGGTCTCATCATGTTTTTAGACATTTCCCATTTAAGCAATTTATCTGTTCCTAAAACCAAAGCTCCTTCATATAAAACCTCTAAAGATCTTTCAATTTTCTCAAATTGACCAACCATTTCTTGTATTGGTGGATCAAAAGTATCATCTCTTAATATAACTTTGCTACCACCACTCATGGTATCTTTAACTTTATAAACTTCATTCATGTAAGTTTTATAATTAAAGTATAATACCTCTACAGTGTTATTATCGTTGTTATCGTTAGTGCTAGCTGTAGTATACCTAAAGTTAGATTTTTGATTAGGTTGCTTTTTTATTTTTAAAAGTTGCTCTTCATCTAAATTAGGAAACTCCTTTTTTAATTCATTTATAGGTATTGTTTTTACCTCGCCAATGTAATATATATCTTCAAAATAAGGATTTTCAGTATAAGAGTAAACTATATTTGCAGGATCCACGTATTCAACTTTAATACCTTCAGCTGTTGTAAATTTATCTTTTACACAAGCTATACCAATAGTTGTTAAATCATAAAATAATCTTTTTCTTGTTTCTTCAAACTTATTACCATTTAATATAGTTGTTATGGCTTGTTCCTCTGCTAGTTCAACTTCTTGCTTGTAACTAAGTTGCATATGTAAACTTAACTCTTCTTCACTATCGGGTAGTTTTTCAGGTGGATTTTCCTGTAAGTTTATACCTAAAGAGTCTTGAGCAAACTTTATAAGCTCTTGAGTTTCTATGTCTCTCATTACAGATTCCATATACTCTGTTCTCTTACTCATACCGTAAGGATCTTGAGAATATGCTTTTATATCGTATGTTCTTTCGGCCATACCATTAACTACAATATCAACAAACTTAGGTATTATAGGAACTGGTTTCCAGTCTAAATTAAGATAAGACAAATCACCATTTATAGATAATTCATCTTTATATTTTTGTATCGACTGTTCTCCTCTAGCATATAACCTTAACTTATGAAACTCGTTTTGGTTGTTATAAAATCTATTAGTACCAGAATCACGTTTAAACCATTCCGCTTCTATAGCTTTGGCAACCTTTAAACCGTAGTCAAGCCCGATCTTCTCAGAGTCGCTAACAACCTGACTTGGAAAATAACCTTTTGATATTGATTCTGCCATTTTTTAATCTATTAGTTTTGAGTGCATACCTTTGTTTTTATATCTTGATATGTTTATGTTTAGTTTTTGTTTTTTTATGTCTGCATGTGGTCTATATAAATGTCTGTTACAAGCCATTATAGCTAATCCCGAACTTATTGCAGCATCGTATTTTGTTCTGTTATTTATATCAAACTTAGCCCAGTCTTGCAATGTTTCATTAAAATATAAATCACCGTGGGATCCATCTCTCTTTTTACCAACGTGATCTTGTATATACATTTCAATAGCAGCAGCATGAGCTTGCTTAATATCTTCACTTGAGTTTGGTATACCACCTACTTCTTTTTCAGCTGTGGACAACTTGTTCCAAGTTCTATCAGGTCTATTCATAGAATAACCTCTGTAACCTCGCCTTTTTAAATAATACAATAGACGTGGTTTATTATTTTCTGCTAGTATAGGCATCCCGTAAAACACAAGTGCCATTAGAACGTCCTCAAAGAAGATCTCAGCAGTCTGAGGTCTAGCTATATACTCTAAAAAAAAAGAGTTTGGAGGACAATCTTCCATACTAAATTTTGTTAACCCGTGCAAAGCACCTTTAGATCCTTTACCATCAACAGTACCAGATATATCATAAGAGTCACATCCAAATGAACCCATATGTTCGTTAGCAGGGTATTTAATTCCATTTTTTATTATATGTCTATTCTGTAATTCAAACTTAGGTGTCCAGCTAACCTTAAACCTACCTTTTGAATCTGGGTAAAATATAACTTTAGTATCTTTAATACCGTTAACCCATTGAAAATTACCTTTAGTTAATGGTGCGTTTAGCTCTTCGTTATAATCTATTTGCTCGTATATTTTTGCTAAATTAAATATACTGTTTTGTGTTTCATCTCTAAAAGCGTGCTCTTCAGTTCTAGGAAATTGCCTATAAAATTCATTTAAAGCATCTCCATCATTTTTTAAGCCGTCGACTTCATTTTGCCAGTGTTCGATGATACCTGTATCGATATATTCTCCATAAGGCCCTTTAACTTCTTCTTCTGGTGTGTCAAATACAGGTAGTCCATAAGAATCAATGAATCCTTCGTAGTTCCATTCCATAGGAATGAACAGACTATAGAGTCCTGTACTTGTTTGTCCATTTCTGTTTCTTTTTGTAACATCTGACCCATTATACAGTTTTTTAAAGTTATCACCTCCTTTATCAAGAGCGTTGCTCGTTGATCCCATCATGCACTTACCAATAATTCTACTACCTAACCTAAGACATGTTTTTGTAACACGCCAATTGTTTAATATATTATTAGGTCTTTCCCATTTACCACTTTCATCGTGGGCTAATAGTTTTAACTTTTCACCATCATAACTATTGTCACCTGTATTTTTCCAGTCAATAGTAGTGTCTAATCCTTGTAAATCATGATCGTCACTACCTGCTTCTATCTTTCTTCTAGTTAATTTAGAAGCTGGAACTCTGTATGCTAATTCTGTTTTAGGTCGATCCATACCGTCTTGAATCGGTTTAAAAAAGAAAGG